CTGTGGTGTTGCTGTCGGGCTTGCAACCTGTCACCACGGAACGGCGGAACCCCGGTGAGGCTCCCTTAGGGCCTCACCACCGCCAAGCCTCTAAGGGGGGCTGATTTGATACTTCAATACGGAAAATATCGCGGCTGCGACATCAGGGACGTGCCTCTCGAATACCTCGAATGGCTGTCCGAATCCAACAAAGAAACTCAGAAGTCACTGGCGGCTGAATTGCGTCGGCGTGAGTTAGATGAGGAGCAAGATTCCTCGATGGCCGAGCGGATAATCAAAACCGGATACAGAGAACTATCCAAAAAATATCATCCCGACGCTGGCGGGAATCACACGGACATGGTGGATCTCAACGCGGCTATGGAGCAGCTCAAGGAGTGTTTGTGATCCAATCCTATCCCTGGTACATCGCCGACTGGCGAGAATCAGAGACACGTATCCGATTATCCCTAGCCGAGCGCGGCCTCTATCGAGAGATGCTGGACTATTGCTATTTGGAGGGGTCGCTGCCCGTTGACGCCGTTCAACTCGCCAGAATTTGCGGCTGTGACACCTCAGACATAAAGCGCCACCTTCCAGTGGTGGAGGAATTGTTTGTTCGACTCGGCGAACGATTCACGCACGCGAAAGTGAACGAGGTTCGCGCGAAACTCGATGCTTATCATAAGGCTAGGTCACACGCAGGTGCAGCAAGTGGTAGAGCTAGGCGTGAACGTTCGTTGAACATATGTTCAACGTATGCTGAACCTTCTCCTACACCCTCTCCCTCTCCTGCTCCTGCACCCACACAAGAGAGCGTGCGCGCGGCGCTGCCGAGCCTCAGAAACCCGAACGCCGACGACCTGAACGGGCAGACCTCGCAGCGCTTCGAAGACTGGTTCGCGATCTGGAGCGGCGTCCGCGGCAACGCATACCGCGCCCAGGCGTGCAGCCAGTTCCTCAGCGTGGTGATGCTGGCGCGCGAGTCCGACGCGCTGGATTGCGTCTCATCCTACGTCGCCGGGCCAGGCGCCGACCCTTCGCACGGATACCGCCCTGACAACTTCCTGCGCGAGATGGCGGCGGATTCCTTCAGGACGCGATGGCCGGCGCAACGTGCGGGCCCGCAGCGCCAAGAAACGCCAACAGAATCCGCAATACGGAAAGCGAAAGAGGCAAAGAATGGAACTCGCTGAAGCGTTGGAACTGGTATCGCGGCTCTCGCGCACGAAGAACTACCCGCGCGACGAGGCTGGCGTGGTGTATCTCGCCGAAGGGTTGGCACGGGCAGCGTCCGCGGCCGGCGTCGACGCGCGTCACATCGTGATGGTCTGCGCCACAACGAGCGAATGGTGTCCCACCGATGCGGATCTTGTGACCATCGCCAATCAGATCCGAGATGAGCAGCGCCGGGCACAGGAGGCGCTGTTGCCGCCCGTTACAGCGCAGTGGAAGCGCAAGTACGGCGAGCCGAAGCCGTTCGACTGGAAGGCGCTGGACACTGACAGGATCAAGCGCGTGAAAGCGCGCGAGGCCGAAATGCTATCAGCGATCAAGGCGAAATATCCCGGCGAACTATCTTGGGCCGGAATGATTCAGGCGGCGAAAGAACTCGGCTATCTGGATTACGCCGAAGCGTGGGAAAAGGGAATGCGATGACGAAATACGAACTCTACCTTACGGAACTTGCACTCGCCGTCCAGATCGATCGCCATGTTGATTCGCGTGGCCGGGTTACGTTTCGCAAGAGGAGAGAACGTCCAGATGCGACGCCAGCGAAGTGCCAACCTCTGGCGCGGGCGGAACGCAGCTAAAAGACTGAACAGTTTTGCTCGCTCCCTCTCCGTCCGCTCGCAACGCCAGTTTATCGGCCAGTTGACGGATTGTCAATAACCGTACAATAATCAATCGAATGGGCAGGCCAAATTCTCACACGCCGGGCATAGAGACGGAAATTCTTGAACGTTTAGCTGCCGGCGAGTCGCTTAACGGAATATGCAAATCGCAGCATCTTCCATCCGAGGCGGCAATTCGAGCTTGGTCCGTTACAGATCAACCCCCCGGATTTAGTGCGAAATACGCGGCTGCGCGCGCGCGAGGATACGACGCAATCGCTGAATCCACGTTCGCCATAGCGGACGATCTGACCGAAGACGCCAACAGCCGGCGCGTCCGCATCGACACGAGGAAATGGTTTCTTTCCAAGCTCGCGCCGAAGAAATACGGCGACCGCATCGAGATCGCAGGCGACAAAGAAAACCCGCTTGAGGTGAACATTGGAGCTGTCGAATTGCTCAAGACTCGAATTGATAGCCTCATTGCCCGCGGCGGAACGAGCGAGCCTCCTACAGGGACTGACTGACCGAGAAGCCGCTGCCATCATGCATGACTGGCGCGGCTTCATCGCGCGACGCAATCAAGTTCAACCGGCCGGCGATTGGGTTCACTGGCTGATTCTCTCAGGGCGCGGATGGGGCAAGACCAAGACCGGGTCAGAAACCGTGCGCGAATGGGCACGCGAGAAGTTGCCGGCGCCGATCCATCTAATTTCCCCAACGGCGGCTGACATCCGCAAGGTCATGATCGAGGGGCCGTCTGGAATTCTGTCCTGCTATCCAGCTGGCCAAGCTCCGCTCTACGAGCCTTCCAAGGGGCATCTCCTCACGTGGCCGAATGGAAACATCGCGTACGCATTCTCGGCAGAGGAACCTGAACGTCTGCGCGGCCCGCAGTGCTGCCGATATTGGGCGGACGAACTCGCCGCATGGCAGCGCGCTGAGGAAACCTGGGATAACCTGATGTTCGGGTTCCGCATCGGCGACCACTTGCGGGGCGTCATCACCACCACGCCGCGGCCGATCCAACTCCTCCGCGATCTCATCAAGAACCCGGCCAGTACGATCACGCGCGGCACGACATACGACAATCGTAGAAACTTGGCGCCGGAGTTCTTCGCCGAAGTCATCCGCAAGTACGAGGGCACGCGCATTGGCCGGCAGGAACTCATGGGCGAACTACTCGAGGACTTCCCCGGCGCGCTGTGGACCCGGGCGATGATCGAAAGCGCGCGCATCCGGCCAGACGAGGTGCACTGGGACATGATTGTCCGGATCGTGGTGGCGATCGATCCGGCTGTGAGCGCGAATGAGGACAGCGACGAGACCGGCATCATCACGGCCGCGCTCACTCGCAGCGAGCACATCCTGATACTGGACGACGACAGTTGCAAAGAATCGCCGCTCGGCTGGGCGCGCGCCGCCGTCGCCCGGTACAAGATGCGGCGCGCCGATCGCATCGTAGCCGAGGTGAACAACGGCGGCGACCTGGTAGCGGCGAACCTGTACACGGTGGCACCCGAGGTTCCGTTCCGCGCCGTGCGCGCCAGCCGGGGCAAGGCCGTGCGCGCTGAGCCCGTCGCCGCGATGTACGAGCAGGGGCGGGTTCACCACGTGGGCACGTTCGGCACGCTGGAGGATCAGCTTTGCGAGTTCGTGCCGGGTATCACCGACAAGTCGCCGGATCGCATGGACGCGCTCGTGTGGGCCGTGACGGAGCTGGTGGTTGACCCGGAGTTGCAGGAGCTTGCATTGATCCGGGAGAGGGATTGGTATACCATATCCCCAATATGATCACCGTCCAACTTTCCCTCGACGAAATGCAGGCCGGCGCGATTCATGGCGTCAATCGGTACATCAACGCGCTGCGTGAAGGTCGCGGCGACAAGAACTGCACCGGCCGGCATTCCTGGGACGACGACATCGAGGCAGCCTTAGCCGAACTGGCATGGTGCAAGGATCGGGGAGTTTACTGGACAGGGCTCACTCAATACCGCGCCAAGGATGGTGGCGGCATGGAAGTTCGCTGGGCCAGGGAAGAGGGCAAAGGCGGACTGATTTCCTACGATAGAGACGGCGATGTCGGATATCTGCTGCTCGTCGACGGCTACGCGCCGAAAAAGAACATCATCGGGTATCTCTCCGGCGTCGAATGCAAGGAAAAAGGGAAATGGCAGGACGTTGGCAAGGGATACTACCTCACTTCGCGGGATTTCGTCACTCCATACAAGGGCGGAAAAATAATCGTTGACAGATAGTATCCGCGTGGTGGATACTATAAGCATGATTAGTTTTGATGATGCAATGGATCTAACGAAGATTGCAAGCGGAACGTTCAGCGTTCTCATCGGGGCTACGATCTACCGCCTGACCAAAAACAAATTTGGAGGATGGGACATGCGGAGAGTGAAATCCGCCAGAAAATAATCGTTGACAATTCAGTCCGCGTGATGGATACTTATCTTGTCCGACTCCTAACTGTGGCCCGCTGCTGGGAATCGGTAGCGGGCTTTTTTGAGGAACTATGAAACTTATCTTTCCGATCTGCTTCGCGGTAATCGTGATCTACTGCTTCGTGGCACCGAAATACCAGGCCGCGCAAGACAGCGTGAGCCGCACTGTGGCCGCGGCGGTTGGGCGATGACCTGGCGCACGTTTGTTAACTTGTCGCTTGGGTTATTGCTCGGACGCTGCATTTGGCAATGGCTAGGTGGCAGATGAGCATCACCGTCAACAAGTGCGCGAAGTGCGGTCACGAGTGGCCGCAGTCTGGCAAGGTGCCGCCGCGGCGCTGCCCGGCTGCCGGCTGCCGCACGGTGAAGTGGAAGAAGGCTGCGAAATGATCGAGACAATCGCACGCTGGATCTGCCGCAGCTTTCACCGACGCATCACGCGAGCCTATC